TTGAACTTCCGGGCGCTTATCTGGTATATGCGGCCGACGATTGGTTTCATATGTATTGCGACATCAACAAAGCAGCAACGGCACCGGCCGGATCAGATCAAGAGGACTTTGAAGACAATTTCAAAGCAAACTGTAATCAAAAACAAGACAAAGCAAGCGCCATTCAAAATGCTATTCCTGTTGTTTCGTATAAAAGTGAAGAGTCTTCACTGCATAAAGTTACTCACGATTTTTGTAATAAAACAACTTGGTGGCAGGAAAGTACTGAGGTCACAGGTGAAACTCTCACCCTAGATACGGGAACAACTTATGAGGCGGTCAATACTCACTGGATTGATGTTGTTAACGGGGTGACTACAAGGCAAGATCTGAAGCAATCTTACAAACCCGTCATTTATGATAATGGTGTTGAGGTAGCGGACACAGATTACACAATTGATCACGCTGCTGGTAAGGTCACTTTTAACTCTGCTCCTACTGGACCTGTAACGGCAGACTACTGGAAAGCAAACGGTTCAACATTTACCGTGGAACCTGATGCCAATACCTTGCTTCTTATCGAGCATTCTGAAATTCAGTTTTCAGATGATGTTGCTATTAACACCCCATTGAGATTTGAGATATGGGTCTATAACCCCTTAGATTTACCCAACAAGGTTATGTATCAAGCGGTTCAATACTCCAGCATGAAGGATTTTGTGAATGAGGCAAACCTTGGAACAGGTGTTATTAAAAAATTAGGGGATTTGCCATCTGATATCTTGGTGTTTCCTTTTAACTATGGATCCATTAAGCCCTTGCAAAGCTCAGTCGGTGCTGAGCTTCGAGTCTTTTCTGTCGAAGATCTAGAGCTTACGGGAAGCTATGGGACTGCTACATTTTATGCATTGTCTCGGAATGAGTCATGAACCTTAGAAGACTTATTCTTAAGCTCGCTTATCCGATAAACTACCACCTCGGTAAACTCTCCCTTAAGAGAAAGATAGGAGATTCTTTTTATTTTGATGCCAGGAGAGTTCTTCAGCAGGGCGATATCTTACTGTCATATCGTAATTATGAGCCGAGTAATATTTTGATTTCAGGCAAATACACCCACTCAGCAATGTATTACCAAGATATCTATGGAAGAGAATATGTCGTAGAAGCTGTAGGTGAGGGCGTTATTAGAAAATCTCTTCCTAAGTTTCTCTTTTCTAAAGACAAAATATGCATATTAAGAGCAAAAGAAGTGAGTGAGAGCGATAGGAGCGATGCATCTAAAGTTGCAAGGAGCTTTATAGGGACTCCTTATGACTATTATTTTGAGAATTCTATCAATGCATTTTACTGTTCAGAGCTAATTCATTATTCTTTAAAACAAGTAAGCAATGAATATAGTTACCAACCCGGTCATACTCTTGGCATGGAGACGGTAACACCTATGGATTTTTACGAGGCATCTCAGTTTGAGCATATCCTCGAAAGTAGATAATTATGCTTTATGAATATTTTAGAGTTTTTAAAGAGACGGGTGGATCATTCACTGATTTGTCATTAGACAATCAAGAGGAGGGGGTCACCCTTATTCCTGCCATCACGGCCGCTGATACTTTATACTTTGCTCAATATTTTCCGGTTAACAACATGTATTTCCACATGGGTAGTACGGCCAATGCTACTGGGGGGGACATCACCATTGAATACTGGGATGGAACAAATTGGAGATCTGCAGTTGATATACTGGATGCAACAAAAGTATCAGGGGCCGTTCTTGGCAGATCGGGAATTATTCAGTGGTCGCCATATATTGATTACAGCTGGAGACCGGTTAATGACACAGAGGATTCAAACTCTCCAGATGAGTTAAACTCTCTAAGAATCTATAACTCCTATTGGTACCGAGCGACTTTTCCAAGTGGTCTAGATGCGGGGACTGAGATTAAGGAAATTACTTATACTTTCACTAATGATTCTATCCTGGACGATATCGATATTGAGATTAATGAGTTTCTTACGTCATTTGACTCAAGTGGATCTAAGACAGATTGGATTGATCAAATTATAACCGCCTCTAAAATGCTTATGACGGATCTTAAAAGAAGAGGTCTCGTAATGAACCGGGGACAGATTCTCCGCTTTGATGACGTTGTTATGCCCGCAACATATCGAACACTTGATCTTATCTATCAAAACCTTGGTCCTAGTTATATGAAAAGACGCCAAGAGCTCAGAGTTCTTTATGAAGAGGCGCTTGATATTGAAAGATTTACCCTAGACAAGGATGGAAATGCTTTTGTCTCTCAGGGAGAGTTATCAAGCTCTGTGAAATCTATAAAGAGGTAATCATGAGTGTTATTAGTGATATTTACGATGAGCTAAACACAAGAATTGATGCTCTTTTTACGACACCCAACTTTCCAGCAAATACCTTTAAGAAATTAGTTCGACCTAAAGATATTGTGGCAAATGAGTCTCTGGCACTAAACCGGGGTTACGGGTGGTATTTTGGTGAAGCGATCAATACTAATAGGAATCTTTCTAGTTGCGGTTTTTCAATTAGGCGTCCTATTACTTTTGTCAACACGATTGTGGCACGAGGCACAGAGCGTGATATCGATATACGGGACACTGCTCACAAGCGCCTTTTAGAAGATCATTATGTTTTACTGGCAAACTTTGAGCAAACGCCAACGTTGCTTTCTGGTAAAGCTCATATGTTCTTTGAGACTGATAATGGGATAGAAGACGTATTTGATGACATGAAAAACTATTTAGTTATACAATCTATTTACAACGTTGAATATTTTGAAGATTTTTAGTTAAGACATTTTTATACCTCGGGGGGGGGACATGACAGCATTGAACAACCGTTCGTCGGTGTGCGCAATTGTAGAGGAAGTAACGGAAGGAACACCAGTTTCTCCTACAAGTGCCACTGATGACTATATTGCACTTCAGGATGGATTCTCAATCACTCCTGCATTTGAAGAATTAACAAACGATCGACTTATTAACTCACTCGCCCAAGCAAAATCTATTCTTGGTCTTGAGTCTCCCACATCAACAATTTCGCATTACTGGGTCGCCTCTGGTACGGCCGGGACTGAAAGTAACCACGGATTATTTATTGAGAGTTTTCTTGGCGGGAAGACCGTTAATGGGACTGAATACGATACAGTAGGTGGATCAACTGCAGGGGATGCTTCAACAAGAGCAACTATTGTAGTAGACGCTGGTGAGGGAGCACAATTTAGAGACTTAGGTCACGGTCTTCTCATTAAAGATGGTGTGAATGGCTTTAGAGTAAGAAATACTCAGTCAATTTCAACCGATACTCTTTCACTTAACTTCAATTTACCTGCAGCACCAGCTTCTGGGGTAAATTTAGGACAAGCTGTACTCTTCTACCCAACGACAGAAGGTCATCCGACTTTTACTACGTGGGTTTACCGATCAAATGGCGGTGCCGTTGAAATGATGTCTGGTTCTCGTGTTTCTACGATGACTATGACAGCTGATGCCGGACAGCTTATTAACTGTGAATATGCCTTAGCTGGAATTGAATACTACTTCAACCCAATTGAGATCACTTCAAGTGACATTTACTTGGATTTTACATCAGACAATGGAACATTTGCTGCTCAAGTGACAGCTCAAATGTATAAAGATCCTGTAGATTTAGCGAATGCCCTCGCTACTGCGATGGAGTCAGTCGATTCAGCGGAGAGTTATGAGGTTACTTACTCAAGTTCAACGGGTAAGTACACAATTGCTTCAAGTACTTCTGCTCTTTTAAGTCTTCTTTGGAATACGGGAACAAACACAGCAAACACAATTGGTGACAAACTCGGATTTGATATTGCTGCTGATGACACAGGTGCTACTTCATATGAAGCAGACAATGTGATCGACATCACTGCTCCTCAAACACCTTCTTATGACTCAACTGATCCAAACGTTGGGAAAGCAAACGAAGTGACTTTTGGAGACTTTGACGACTATGTTTGTTTCAACGCTTCAAACGTCACAATGAACGGTACCAACACTGTGTCAAACCTTCTTTCTCTTTGTGCCACTTCAGGACGAGAGGGAACACTTATTACAGCAAGAGCAACGACTTTTGATGTGACAGCTCGACTTACTCAGTACGATGCTGATAAGTTCTTCAAGTTTAGAACAAACGCCAATGTCCAATTTATGTACAACAATGGTGAAAAGTCTGGAGGCAACTGGACCGCGGGGACTGTAAAAAACATTTATGCCCCATTTACAACCATTACTTCGTACGAAGTTGTCGATACAGACGGAGTTCTAGAACTTCAAATGACTCTTTCAACTTACACACCAAATGGTGAAGAAGAGTTGTTCGTTAACGAACTATAAATGATAGGGTCTTCGGACCCTTTTTTTCCAGGGAGACAATGGCATGAACTTTGATTCATTTAAGTTTGATTTAAGTGGTTATGAGGGAATTGAGGGGAAGCTCATTCTTAAGACGCCAACACAGCGTGAAAAGCTCATGATGGCACGTGACTGTAAGCTACAAATGGATTCAAAGGGCAATGTCGTGCTTAAAGACATGACCTCCAAGCTTGACATGGTGATCAACCTATTAAGTGTCACAGAACCTTTTTTTAAAGAAGTCGATATTAAGATTCCTAAAAAAGAGATTCACGTGAAGTCTTATGCACAAATGGAGAAGATAGCAGAACTTGAGACTCTCATCATTGACGCATCAAGTGCCGTTATGAATGCGGGAAACTTGGGAAAGTAGAAGAGGCGAAGCTTAGAAGAACTGCAAATCTTCGAATACGAGGTTTTCACGGGGACAATGAACTCACTTTCTTTGTTGATGAGTTTTTCCTGATGAAAAACCTCGCTGAATTAGGTTATCGCCACGACTATCAAGATCTCGATTCAATATCCGCAAAGGCCTATGCTATTATCAATGATGAAATAAACAAGTTTTACAAACAAAAGTCTAAGTCCAAAAAGTAAGGAATCGCTATGGCCGGAATCGGGATAGAACTTAATATACTTAGCGATAAGGCCTTAAGAGCAATCAAAAAAGCAACGGGTGCCATAGAAGCAAACATCAATTCTGCGTTTGTTAAGGGTACTGCTGCAGCTAAACGATTCTCAAGTGCCGTATCGGATGCCACAAAAGAATATGAACGCTTAAATCAAGAAAACGAAGACTTCCTCAACTTCGCAGAAGGCGCTGCTATTAAAGCGGGTATTGCCTTTGCTGGTTTTGGTGCAGCAATTGGTGGTGCCATTGCCCAAGCAGCGAAGTTTGAAGATATCGGGGTCCAATTTGAAGTACTCACGGGTAATGTTGAAGTTGCTAATGGTGCGTTAAAAGAACTTCAAGATTTCTCAGCAGGAACACCGTTTCAATTTGCCTCAATTGCCAATGCCGGAAAACAACTTCTAGGCTTTGGCTTTGAAGTAGATGAACTCAACACAAAACTTACTGAAATCGGTAACGTCGCTGCCGCTTCTGGTAAGTCTATCGATGAAATCTCTCTTATTTTTGGACAAGTCGCTGCTGCTGGTAAGCTTACTGGTGAACGACTCTTGCAGTTCCAAGAACGTGCCATCCCTATCGGTCCCGCCATTGCTAAGACCCTAGGAGTCGCTGAGACAGCAGTTAAAGATCTAGTAACCAAGGGGGTTGTTGACTTTGCCACCTTTGAAAAAGCATTTGCCTCATTATCTGAAGAAGGTGGCTTTGCTTTTGAGGGTCTTATTAAACTCTCCAAAACATTTAACGGTGCTCTTTCAACACTAGGTGATGTTTTTGCACTTCTTGGTGACAAGATTGGTCAATTCTTTCTTCCTACAGCTAAGCAAGTTATTATCGTCCTGACTAATATTCTTAATGTCATTAGAGAGTCAGAAGTCCTTTCTGCCTTTGTTGCGGGCTTTCTTGCCCTTGGTGCAGCAATATCCGGAACCGTTCTTGCCATTGCCACAGCGTCAATTGCTTTTGTAAAGCTTAAGATTGCTATTGTGGCGGTTAATGCTGCTCTTATTCCACTAGGTGTGACCCTTGGGACACTGACTACCATTGTCGGAGCGGTTGTTGCAGGTTTTGCCCTATTAGGTTCTGCTTTATTTGGAATCTTTAAAATCTTCCAGCTTATAGAAGAAGAGACAAAGATTATTTCAACAATCTTTGGAGTGATTTCAGAAGTTCTTGCCACAGCGTTAACTCCAATACTAGGAGACACCACAGATGCCTTTAAAGGTCTTGGTGATGTTCTTGTTGCCTTAGCTGGACGAGCTATTGGAAAAGTCATTCAGGGCTTTATTAAGCTTACGGATGTGGTGGCAGGTTTTGTTCAAAGTAATCCATTTGGAATCTTTGACGATGCACAGGTTAATAGAATCCTCGTTGCAAGAGATAGACTTAATCTACTTAGCCAGTCACTAGATGGCGCAAACGATAACTTTTTTAAATTCTCAGATACGGTTGCCAAGACAACCAATAGTGCCGCTGATCAAGTAGATAAGAATAAGAAAAAGATTGATGAGGCATTTTCTAAGTTTAACACTAAGGGCATTCAGGACCTTGAGAAGAAGCTTCAAAATGTAGGTGTATCTCAATTAGATCAACTCAAAAGAACCCGTGATGAGCGCCTCAAGCTTATTGAAGGGGGTCTTAAGGGAGAAGGCGAGACACTCAAGAAAGCTAAGGCATTAGAAGAGAAGATTCTTGAGGATTTTAATAGTAAAGCGGTCGCCCTTAATAAGAAAAGAAACACTTCAGTTATTAAAGACAACACCAGATTTATCCAAGAGTTTCAAAGACAGTTTGATCAGGTTGAAGCGAGTATTGATAAGGTCTTTAGTGGGGCAAACCTTAGAGACTCTTTAAGAAACATATTTGGATCTGAGACTGAGCAAACTAGAGCTATTGAAAACCTTCAAAAGCAACTTGACGACAATCTTACGATTAGTCCTGAGCTTAGAGCAATAAAACAACAAGAAATAGACGGATTAAGACGACAACTCTCCCAAGCATCCACTGCAGCTATAGGAATAGGTTTTGCCAATGCCTTTGCCGGTGGTGCCCAAGGTGCTCAAGCGGTTGTTTTAGACTTTGCCACATTAGGTCTTGATGCTATTGCACCAGGACTTGGACAAGCACTTAATCCTTTAATTAATCTTTTTGCACAAGGACCGGATGCGATACGTGAGCAGGTAAAAGCTTTTGCGGATGCCATCCCTGTGATCGTGGAAAACGTGCTGACAGGTTTGCCAGTTTTTATAGAGGCACTAGCAGAACAAGCGCCTATTATAATTGAAAGATTAGCTGAGAAGTCGGATGAGATAATTATTGCATTAGTGAAAGCTACACCACGTGTGGCAATCGCTCTGGCAAAAGCTTTGGCATTTCAAGTGCCGTTTGAACTTGCGAAGACATTACCACAAGCACTTATTAACATCTTCGCAAATGTCGGACCTCAATTAGTTAAGTTCATATTGGAGCCATTCAACATCATCCGAAATTTCTTCAGTAATCTTCCTAATATTTTTGCCCAGGCAGGGAGAGTTCTTTTTGACTCAGTCATTAGTGCAGGATCACGTTTCATTTCTGAAATAATCTCGGGTGCAGGATCGTTTGTTGAGGAATTGATCAAATCTATCCCAATCGTGGGTGACTTTTTAGGAGGAGGTTCAGGCGGTGGAATTATTGGTGGCGTTACAGGCGCAGTCGGGGGAATTGTCGGTGGAATTGGCGATGCTTTCGGGTTTGCTACTGGTGGTATTGTCCCTGATGGTTTTCCCAACGATACTTTTCCTGCTCGATTAACTTCAAGAGAGTTCGTTGTAAGAGATGACTTAACTCCTAAGCTTGAAAGCTTCTTAGATTCACAAAACAATCAATCAGGACCTGATGAAACGGCAAAGATCTCACTCCTTACAGAAATAGCGGATCTTCTTCGAGGTGGACAACAAGTTAATGCAAGTGTTGAACTTAACGAAAGCACCTTTGCTAATATACTACTTGAGCTATCTCGAACTAATCAGAGGATCGCCTAATGACAACGACCACAAACAACCGAATACGGTTCATGGATAATAACCTAGGAGAGTTAACCACCGCTTCGATTATGAAGTCTAGTCAACTCTCCGCCTTTCCCGTCTCAAACATTAATAATAAATTTCGATCAAAAGTCTGGAGACCTGATGGATACTTTCTTATAACCCTTGATTCCAATGACCTTTTGTATATCAACGATGGATCGGATAAGACGGTTACTATTACTGCAGGGGAATATAACCCCACCACTTTGGCGACTGAGATCCAGACTCAGCTTAACACTGTCTCTTCAGGTTGGACATTTGACTATAACAATACGGCCGGAGAGTTTTCTTTTCGGTTCGCACACGCTTCAGGACATACTCTTCGATTCTCTCAACAAACGGAAGCTCTTTGGGCGGATCTCGGGTTTGTCCTGACAACGGATGAGGTGATTTCTACTGAGAGGATTGCAGATGAACCCCGCAACCATATGTATGAATTTGTTCAATGGGATCTTGGATATAATGCTCCTGTAGAATTCTTTGGTGTGATTTCTCCTCTAGGGGAGGAATTCACCCTCTCCGTTGATGCCACGATTAAGATTCAAGCAAACAACTTATCAGACTTTACTAGTCCTCCTTTAGATGTGACCTTGACCCGCCAAGATCAGGGACTTTTTAGATTCTTTGATGACATTGCTGATACGGGTTATCGGTTTTGGAGATTCTATTTTGAAGACAAGACTAATACGGGTGGACCAGAGGGGTTTGAGTTTAGTTATATTTATCTAGGCGATTACACCACATTAACTGGTACTAATATTCAAAACGGCTTTAGAAAAAGAATCGTGGATCCAAGTCTAAGAACCACCAGTGAACAAGGACAAATCTACTTTGATCGTAAAACCAAGTACTCCGAGTTTACTTCAGCAGGTATTGCGCTTCTTACAAAGGGTGAGCGGGATACTTTGGAACAATTGTTTTACGATTTTGGCACTCATACACCTTTGTTTGTCTCCCTTGATCCTGCTTTATGTATTTCTGATGAATTAGGGGATTTTACAAAGTATGTAATCTTCGACCGAGAACCAGAGTTTCGCCATGTGCGCCATCAATATTTTAATATGACCCTTCAACTTAGAGAGGTCTTGTAATGTCTATCTTTCAATTTGCTGATCTTAAATATGCTAAGAGCTTTGACCCAGGGGAAGAGGTAAGACTTGGGAGTCTTCAACCCGCTGAAAACGGGATACTTTCTAAGATTAGGGTCTTTGTTTTTATCCGAGATTTTACGGTCCTTAATGGGTCTGAAACACTGACGATGAAGATCTACACTGACTCTGATCTTCAAAATACCTATATGACTTCAGATGTCTTTAATTTATCAGATGTGACTTTTGACACAAGTGACCCCTTAAAGAATAACTTTCTAGGGTACTTTCGCTTTGATTTCTCAACACCACGATGGAGAAACAAGAACTTTAAGTACTATCCTACAATAACCGTAGCTAATAACGACCCTCAAACGGATGCCAGTTATATCTCTGTCTTGTATGATCACCCAGATAGTATTTATTCTCTCAATGAGAATGACGAGTTCTTTGAAAAGCCGATACAAATGCAAGTATTTACCCTTCAATTAAGGCAAACTTGATGGCAAATAATTATTCAACCAAAAAGACAGACCAGACAACACAAAAATTCATCTTGGTGAAGGTGGTTCCAAGGCGCTATGTAAATGCAGCACTCGCCATAGTGTCCGGAACTACCTACACCATGACCTTTCCATACGACCTGGAATCAGTATTTGAACAAGGAACGGAGCTTACTAAAGTCTCAGGCACACCTTCGTCGGGAGAGTTTAGTTTTAACGAAACCACCAATCTACTCACGGTGAACTTAAATGCTGCTCCTTCTAGCTCAAATGCTATTGTCGCAACCTATAACCTCTATTATACGATTGAACGGTTCCGGGTCGTTGGTAAGGATCCAACAAGTCCTACGGTGGATTTAAGAGAATGGTTACCGAGAATACAAAGCTCACCCCAAGTCACTCAGTCAGTGAAGAACATCTTTGCCGGAATCTTGTCGATTTCATCAAGTAATATGACTATTACCAATGACAACGGAGAGTTTAACCAATATCTCACACCAGAAGATTCCTTTTATAATTCATCTATTGAGGTGTGGCATTTTCTTGATGAGATTGAAAACTTTAAGGTGACCTTTAGGGGAAGAATCTCAGCTCTAAGTGTTAGAAGAACATCGGTGATCTTTTCCATTAAGGATGACATCGATGTCCTTTCAACTCTGGCAACTATGGGTGATGACGTTATTTATTATACCAATGACAACTTCACCAATATTCAGTCCAACTATCAAAATCAACCTATTCGCTATTATTTTGGTTCTGTGACAAGGTACGATACAATTCCAGAGACAGTCACCAACCTCCCTGACGCTCAAGCACTTAATCCTGAGCTAATGGATGAGGCGGTGTGTACAAACTACACCACAAACTTAACGACTTCTAATAATAGAGAGTTTGCTTGTGGAAGAGTGGGGACTTATGGAACCACTGATTTTTCTTTCTCACCTACTAGTGTGGATAATACTGACGCTAACTTCACTCGTTTGGATACCACTTCGGTTGTCTCACCAAAGATTCATATTGGGGATACTTTTGTCATCACTGGCTCTGGGACTTACTATTCCCGAGTACTATACGTGGATCGAACAAATCATTATGTCTACGTTACAAAAAACGCATCAATTGTGGCGACTGATACAATCAATTCCAATGTATGCCCATCTTTAGTCATAAGAGACCTGCAGAATAACTATTACTACCCGCTATACGGCAGAGACTACACCGCCACAGAGACAAACCTTACTGCCACAGGGCATAAGCTTATTGAAGTGACCTTTACCAATAACTTTGAAGCGACTCTGTCCATGCCTACCCTAGATCCAGCAACTTTTGGGGTCTTTTTTAAGATTAAGCCAGAGGAATCAAACCAGAATCAAGCGGATGTGCTTAAAGAGATCATTGAAGCTACGGGCCTAAGTGCTAATGCAGCAAGCTTTACCACTGCCAAGTCAAGTTTGGCGGTAAATGCCGCTTTTTCTATTCCAACTTTTGATGAGCTAGACTTTAATAGTTACTTTAAGTCGATAGAACGGATTCTTTCGTCAACGCTGGGTTACATCTATCAAAACGACTCTTTTGAATTTGTTTATGAGCTGTTTGCAAGCTTTACACCCACTGAAACGATATCTAATACCGAGATTGTTGAAAATACTCACTCTTATGGTGTGGATTATAAGGATATTGCGACTCAACTTGTTGCTTTCAATCCTCATTACAATTCTTCAGAGTTTGTGGGGGTGTCCTCACAAACCGCCTCATCAAACAAATCACGATACCTTCACGGAATAGATAACACCGTAAGGTTTCGGCATGTACTGGAGAGTTTTGTCTCTAAAATAACAGACCATATCAATATTAAATCCGAAAGATCCATCCTCCATACCCTGACAACCAAGGGAATTAACTTTGATTCTGAAATTGGGGACGAATTTATCCTTGAGACGAATGACATCCCTGGTGGAAGCACATCAAATGATGTCAAAATAATAGAAATCCAAAAGCAAAACAGAGAGACACGGATACTGGCAACGGATCTTTATAATCTCTGACACACTCAGGAGAGTTGGATAAAATATTAAAAACAATTGAGGGGGGAATTATATGGCCGGTCAAACACGGGTGCTCCAATTTGCTGAAGGCGAATCGGTTGAGGCACCAACCACGACCTTTTTACAAACAACATCCTACGCCACTTATGCTAATGATGCCGCTTATGAAGCAGCGGTAGGGGCAGCAGCTAATGGTGGCTCTTATTATAACTCAACCGATCATGTGGTGAGAGTGTACTTAAACGGTGCATGGACTACCGAAATGAACGGGGCGTTTCTTTATCTCTATGTTAATGAGAATGGAAACCAAGCTGCAGCAGATGGACTATCAGGTTTTGAAGTTCAAATGTCTGATGCCACCAATGCTCGGATCACTTATAGCTCAACTGCTGCCTCTCGCTTTATTATGGGAGATGCCGGTTCTGAGTCAGAGGTGATGACAGTTGGAACGGCACAGACCGTCAGTGGGATTAAAACTCACTCAGCTCAGATTGTTTCAAGTGCCACTACTGAAGCGACAGATAAAGACACAGGGACCTTTGTTACTGAGGGCGGAATTGGAGTAGAAAAGTCTGTTCACGCTGGTGTGTCGGTTAAAACCGATGGCTTTTATAAAGGAGCTTCTGCAAACGATACCGCTACCGGTTCTAATGTCACATTAACTCTCCCTGCTACCTCCACAGTAAGGCTCACAGACGGATCTTTGTCATCAGTTGATATGATTCCTGCTGGAGTCTCAGAGCAGTTTCTCAAGCTCGTGAACGCTACAGGTGGGCAAGTTACGATTAACAACGACACAGGTGGAACAGCAGCAAACAGAGTTCTTACGGGTACAGGATCAAATCTCACCCTAGAAGATGAAGCTTCTCTTCTCCTTCGCTATGACGCCACAGAAGCACGATGGATGGTTGTCGGTGGATCCGGTTCAGGCGGGGGCGCTGGTGTCTTTAACTACATTGAAGAAGGTGATGGGGTCACAATTGCCAGCTGGGTCTCTTATGCCAACACTACAGCAGGGGATGCTCCGGATGACTTCGGAGGAACCGCCTCAGGAAACTTTACGTTAACTTCCAATACAACAAGTCCTCTTCGTGGAACGACGGATATGGATTTTGCTAAAGCTGCATCAAATGAGCAGGGGGAAGGTTACTACTATCCTTTTACTCTTAGGCGTGGGGATAAAGCAGCAATCTTAAGATTTGTTCTTAACTATATAGCAAGCGCAAACTATGCCACGGGTGATATTCGTTTCTATGTTGTTTCATCAAGTGACTCTTTTGTTGCTGACTTTAACGTCATTCCACTTAATCCGGTTGAGCTAGATGCCAGAACTTTGGAGAGTTATTTTAACTCTGAGTTTCAAACTGATGCCTCTGACACTGACTATCGTTTTTGTGTTCATGTCGCTTCAACCAATGCCAGTGCTTATGATCTCAATATGATTATGGAGCTTGGACCAAGAGTCATTCAAAAAGGCGCAGTTCAAACCTCCTGGGAGAATTTTACTCCTACGGGCACATTCACGACCAACACTACATACGATGGATACTATCGGAGAGTTGGATCAAACCTTGAGATGCATATCTATATCGAGTTCTCGGGTGCTCCCAACGCAGCGACATTTGCCGTTAATACTCCAAATGGCGAGGTAATTGATACCGGTGTGTTAATGACAACCGACACTGACAACTCTTCACTTGGTTACGGTTCAATGCTTGATTCCGGTGCTGCAGACTTTGGTCCAATGCTTGCCCGCTATCAAACCACCACTTCTATTGGACTAGGCGCAGCAAGTGCTTCCAGTTCTGGTCGTATTCAGTTCGTCTCAAACACCGCACCATTTTCCATTGCTTCAGGCGATAGAATCTATATGTATGTAAATGTTCCGATTCTAGGTTGGTCATCTAATGCAGTTATGAGTTCGGCCTTTACTAATCGTCAGGTTGCCCTTATTGCTCACTCTAACCCCGGATCTGGATCTATCACGGCAAGTGTTACTGATCTTCAATACACAGTCACTGAAGTTGATACCACAAACTCATGGGATGGAAGTCAATACACCTTTCCAGAGGATGGAGTTTATATTGCCATCGCCACGACAAGAACAACTGGTACGTCTACTTCTATTTTGTTTTACAAAGACGGGAGTACTTATGGGCGTATGCATACAGGTTATGGATCGGCCGCTTCAAATGCTGCAGGTGTTATCGGAATTTATGCCCTTGCTGGTGAAGTTGGATCGATTCGAATCAACTCAAGTACCTCTTACCAAAACGCTTCGGACCAAATTGATCATAGGTTAACCATCTTTAAGATTTCTACGCCCGAAACTCTCCTAGGTGCCGAGTCTTATAATGCTTCTGCAAGAAACAATGGTGCGACTGTCTTAACAGCAAATACCACAGACATTGATTTTTCAACTGAAGACTACGATACCCATGGCGCTTGGGACGGGTCAGGATATACTGCCTTTGCAGATCAGATTGTTGAACTTGAAGGAATGGTTCGAACATCAACCAACTTTTCAAACAATATCGAAACATATATCGACGGTTCTCAGGATAAGGTTATTGGTATTGGTCGAGGTTCACAAAACACACCTTTTAGTGGGGCGGTTCGTCTCTTAAAGGGTGAGAGGCTCAGCCTGAGGTCAAATGCTGGGGTGACCTTGCAAGCAAACGCATTGTTTCATCACATAGCTATTACTAAGATCAGCAATTAGCTGGGAGGGGTTTAGTTATGTCTAGGGTGAACTACCTTGAGAAGCATATAGGGGGAGTCTTAACGACTCTCCTTGTTTCTTTTCTTATCGGAACAGTCGCCATGGTCTATACCAGTGACAAGAATAACGAAGTCTTTAAAACGCAACTTCATTACATTTCAAACGCTTTAGAAGACATGAAAGAGAAGATGGTCGCACTTGAGCATAGTATGCAGGATAGATGGCGTAGGACGGATCAGGTTGAGTTCTCAAGGCAAGTGGATGAGCGCTTTATTCGTGTTTATGAGAGAATGAATGAGTTGGAAAAGAGGCTTAACGAGTATCACCAACAAAAGCATCTAGGCAGATAAGGAGAGTTTGATGCCATACGGTAAAAAGAAGAAGAAAAAAAGCGGTGGAACTAAAAAAAAGTGACCGAGAACCGCAAAGGTAACAATTCTCGGACACTTGTCTTTTTTCTATGAACAGAAAGGGACTTCGTGTTCAAGAAAACTTAAAGGGGTTTTTGTTCTTTTACAATTCATTTTTTTTAGGCCCTAATATTTGAAAGGGTCTAATTTAATGAAGAATTATAAAGTGAAACAGTTTTTAAATTTCAAAGAGCGCCATGAAGACGTTGATTTGGCATACATTCATCCTCATTTGCTTATGGTTATCGGTTTTGTTGGTAAATTTTGCCTTGAAAGGGGAATTAGACCCGTACTTACCTCTGTCGTCAGAACCTATGCACAAAACGAAAGATACAATTCCTCCTCATTAACGCATGTCCAAGGACGGGCAGCGGATCTTAGTCTCCGCTCGGTCCATGGATGGACTTATAACGACGTTCAAGAGCTTATTGACCAGCTTAATCATTTAACCCATAGTAAAGAACTCAATGACGCACCTAATCCCTTTTATCAAATTGGTGCCATATCCGCTAAAGACCACAGACAGCGTGTCATAGTGGTGCATAAGAACTACAATGCACCGGAGTCAGACAATAAATTTGCCTATACCCATGCCCATTTGCAGGTAAGACCGGATTCTGATTGGGATGAGTATTTGCTTTAGGGGGGAGTATGATTATTGATGTTGAACGGGATGAGTTTGCAAAATTCTCCGTTCGTCTTGATTTACAAGCGGATCTTTCAAGAAAAGACGAAAAAAAGGTGGAAATGGCGGTTAATCATATGGCAGACGCCCTAAGCTCAGAAGAGTTTTATAATTGGTGCATGTCGTATAACTACTGGTACAGCTACCGCAAATGGAAATGGTTCCGCTATAAGACCTATTGGCAAAAAGTGAATAACTTTAAGATGTCTAATGGGCTTAGTCGTAAGGGGATCTATAACAAGCTTATGACTGGTTCCGAAACTCTCCAACCAACACCTGACAATGAAGCTGATATGACGTTGCATGTTGACTATTCGCATGCTGGAAATGTGATTGGCTATACGTATTCAAATACTGTATCTCAATGGATCTATTACTCTTGGTTTTCTAATAACGACTTTAACGATGTGGCGGGTAACCTAGCGCACGAATGGGCGCATAAAATGGGTTTTAATCACGACTTTAATTGGAACAACACAAGAGAATTTACCGTACCATACGCAGTCGGATATTTTGTCCGTGATTTTGATGCTTAAGGGGGAATTATGAAGCATGAACTAGTATTAGCAGATGAGGCAGTTGAGTTAAAAGATCTTGAAGATTCAAAACTATGGGCACAGCATGTCATGGTTAAGAAGATGGAAGAAAGAGGTATTGAAAATCTTCTAGATATCATTGAGCTTATGGAAGTAATCGTCGTTGCTGGGGCAAAGGTTTTTAAAGATGGTAAAGTATCCTTTAAAGACATGGTAGTGCACCGTGATCTTTTAAAATCAGCAAAGGTGATGGTGGATGTTATTAGAGGAGCTAAAGAGATACCTTCGGAAATTAAAGATCTTTCGGGGGAAGAAGTCTCGGAACTTGCGTCTAGAGTCCTTGGGCTTATTGACGCATTTAAAGACGAACTTGCAGACCGCTAAGGAGAAAGATGATGAGTTCCGTGCTGGGATTATTAAGAAAACTCCTTGGTATTGTTGGTAACTTTGGAACGTCAATACCCTATATAGGACCTATACTTAAAATCATCCCTCTTATAACGGAGCTTATTGGTTTCTTGGGTGATCTTCGCAAAGACTGGAGAAGTGGTTGGGAAGATGATGAAGATTTTGATGTGTTTATTGCCCAAACACAAAAGACTCTTTGGCAGATACGTCACACCAAAAGAATTTCAAAAAAACAAGCGGAGCGTCTTAACAAGTTTAAAAACTTCATTGATAATGTAGATATTTACTAGAGTGACCACTTCCACACGTTAGTAAACTCCACGACAAGATACGGTCCTAGATGTCCATGACTAGGACCGTATTTATTCTAAGGGTTGGATAAAATCTCGGTAATGCTCATCTTGCTCTAAAAGCTCAACTTTAATCACTACTTCAAACCAAGTCTCTTCAAGTTCCGTTGGTCTTTTCTTTAAATGCATATCAATAATATAAGAGTCATCAATATCTAAAAATTCAAATAGACAGTCTGTGGTCCACTTATCGTAGTTGTTCACGTCACAGTTTCTCTTTCTGATATGCCTATGGGATTTCTTGTTCTTTGCTTTCTTAAGGATTTTAGAGTGTGGAAAATGCCAGGTATACTCAACCACTAAACCGTACGGCACTTGCATATTCTTTAGACCCACAAAATCAGACCCGTACCCACCTTCAACAAGTGCTCTTACCGGTTCCCAGTATTTTTGTCTTAATTGGTCGTGAATATCACGTTTAAACTGAACGGATTTACTCGCTTTAAAGGTTCGTCCTGTTTTGTGATTTCTTCCGTTCATATGATTAGTAGAAATAGGTTCGCAATCAAACTTCATGCGCACTATCATGATCACGCCTTGAACTTTTCATAAAGTTTGACGTTAAGTTGGAGAGTTTTAGTAATGAGCGCCAACTCTCCTCTTGTCTCCTTTGTGTCCATTCCCCTTTTTTTAAAATACTCATCTCTGAGATAGAGGTGTTTTTTAATTTCAATAATGCGTTTCTCAAAATGATTTACAATCTCTTTATTTTTCACAGCTTGTCCCTTGTTTAGTTTATTCTTAAACAAGGGACTGACTAAATAAAGGAATTTGTTTTGTACTATGCAACTCTTTCCGTCGGGGTCTATGAGGGAATATTTGAATCCGCCCTCTATCTCTCGACTGACTGTTATGCTTTAGGTCTTGTTTGTAGTCAGGAGGTAGAAGACGAATTCTTAGGTACAGTTAAGAAGAATCTTTTTGTTTCAAGTATAGAAAAGTCTGAACAGTGATATAGCAAGAGCTAGACCAGTGTTGATCATAACAAGCCAGAATAAAATCTTATTAGTCCTGCATATCTTATCATTCACTTCTTCTAAGCACTCAATGTGAATGTTTTTCATTTTAATAACGTGTTTGTAGTGGCGCTCAAGCTCTGGCTCAAGTTCGTTCATGACCAGTCCGTTTCAAACTTCTTCGATCCGGTATCTTTTTCCCGAACTAAATAGTTGATCATGTTCTCCCTAAACTCTCCATCGTCAATCGCAATCCAACTTTTCCCTTTGCAGTGTGTGCATATATTGGAATCAACTTGCTTGATACCAAAGCAATTTTGACAGACAGTTTTTTTAAATTCCAGTTGTCCCCAAACCTGTTCATTCATATTACTTCTCCATAAATGTAAGCATCTCTTCAAGATTAAGAGGTGCCATTTTCTTATAGTGATGCCTGATAACATCGTTACCAATATCTAGAAAATAAGTTTGTAACTCTCCAATTAACTCATCAACTGATTGAAAGGGTTCTTTTTTATGTGAGTCGAGAAGGGTGTATAGGCAGTGAGTGCCTCCGGTCAGATAAGCGTATTCAATTATTCTTCCAAAATTAGCTCTTCCAAACTTCTTTTTGTCTGCCCTTGCCATAAAGTCATAAAGGCATTTCTTTTTAAACCCTTCTTTGTTCATGAGCGCACCCCTGCCATTCGCTTTTGAAAGTGGTCTTGAAGCTCTTTGCCAGTTAATAGATTTGTATTGATGTCAAAAATAAAAAAAGAAATGTCAAAACAAGCTTTTCTTTCTTCAATACGGTACTCAGCTTCATCGGGGGTCACATTATGCTTTTTAAAAATCATCGAAAGGTCATTAAGAAACATTTTGACCTTACGAGCATCTTTCTTATCGTCACTTGAGTCTGTAGCAACTAGGTGTTCTTTAACCCAGTTCTTAATCGTCGAACCAGTAACTCCAAATCGAGAGGAAAGGGCCGCATAGGTCATACCCTCTTCAAGAAAGATTTTTACAACACGTTGTTTAAATTCAGGCGAATACGTTTTGCCAGCACCCATTAGAAGTCCTCTTCGTCATATGTGACGGTTAAATCTTCCTTGAATTTATGTTTTCTTTTTTCTTTATAAGCGAGGTATTCCTTCTTCTCGCCTTCGAGGAGAGTTTTAGCTCTTTCAAAGTCTTCTTTCTTTATATGATCAAAGTCTTTGACTCCAAACTCTTCTAGGAAATCTAAACGATCTTGATCGTCTGTCAATCCGGCATCTTTAGCGAGGTGAAGCAGAGTGGTGCCCTGCCTTGTTGTTATTGTTTCTTGTTCTTCTTCTTTCTTCTTTTTTTCGGCCTTCTTTTTCTTGCGGGTATCTTTTTGCTTTTCTTTTGCCACTTCATACTCTTCTTTAGAGCAAATCTCGTATGGTCCCATTTCTTCAAGCCCCATACCGAGGAAAGATAGCGCTCTTCCGACGGCAAATGTTTCTGCACATTCAAGGAATGATGTTTGTGTGACTTCAGATGTATGGACATCCTCCCGAGAGTGTCCGGTTGCCATGACTGTTCCGTTGTGGTCAATGATTGATGCCTTAACGACGGCATAGGTCTCGGTGTTTTCTAAAACCTCTGTATTGATGCGCCAGTGGGCATAGCGGGGATCTTCTTTAAACTTTTTTAGTTTATGTGAAGCTTTGATGTAAGGGCGGCCGTGTAGGTAGAACACTTCCATATATTGCATAAATATCTCCTGGTTGGGAGATCAGAATATGACACAAGACCAAAATAAAAGAAAGATGTTGAAATAGATTAATTATTCATGCATAAGGATTCAAGACATAGTTGTCCTTGGTTGGGACAATTTGAAAACCCTTGAGCGGAATCTCTGAACGCTCGAGGGTTTTTTTATGAAGCTCTATTATACGCCTTTGATTTATAGTTTTTTGGTATCTCTAGCCTTTGTCTAGGCGAAAACATTGAATGATTAAGTGTGCTATTAAGTCTATTTCTAGACTCCTCATCCTCTTTTGTTCTTCTTAGATAGTTTGTAAAGATTTGAGAGAAGTTGCCCTTGTTTTTTGTTGGTTTAATTATCCCTTCATCTAATGCCTTATGGATATACTTCAGGTGCTTTACAAGAAAAGCGCCGTCATATTTATTAAACCATTCAATTTGAACTTTATGAGAGCATCTCTCTAAGAGTTTTTCAGTAATAGCTATACCTTCTTTTGTCTCTATAAATCTTTTCCACTCGTCTATCATTCCGTATTTTTTATTAGTGCTAACCATCTTGGTCGGATCAAAGTCTTTTGTTATCTCCATATGAGAAACAACACTTTCTTTTTTTTTGGGTATTTCTTTTACGTTTTCCTTATCAACTGATTGAGTTTCTTTACTCAAAATAAAGTCACTTGCTAGAGTTTCGATGACCTCAGAAAGTGTAAAAGGTGAAAAATTATTTTTTAATTTCTCTATCGTTTCTATTGCTAAATCCAACTCTACTTTTTTTGTTTGTTCCGTCCGTAACTTAAGAATAGTGCTAGTCAAATTCATACCTTGTCTCCTTGTGTCAACTGTCTTATGCCCCAGGTCGGGAAATAGTGCAAGGCCTATGTATAAGTTAATTAATTTAATTTACGAAAAGAATTATTTAGTGATCCATGATAGTAAGTACTTACTCAATAAATAGATATTCATTAATAAATAAAAAAAATAAAAATTATAATATGCACTCCCTGAGGCAACGTTAAAAGCCAGCAGGGTGTGTGCTCTATGGGTTTTTATTTTTTAGTTGTTCATATATAAGAAAAATCTCATACACATGAAGGTGGCCATTCCATTTAAAGGGGTTTCAAATGCCAGGAAAAAGATTCGATCAAAAAACAAAAAACAGAGCAGTTAAAATGGTAAATAAAGGACAAACATTCAAAGAAGTAGCTGAGATAATAGGGACAACTTCAGCTACTATATCGAGATGGTTTAAAGATAAGGTTAAGTTTGATGAGGGCGGCATAGTTCCATCTAAGAATAAAGAAGAGGGCATAGATACTATTGGGGCAACACTTTATCCAGAAACTAATGATGATCACTTAGATGATGGTTTTGAACAAGATGACTATGATGATCATTGCGATAGAATGGATAAGATAGACGAAATTTTAAAGACCCATATGCATATGTGTATCAAATATAGAATGCATCTCGAGTTAATAGAAGAAATGACCAACGATCTCAATTCACAAAAAGAAGAGGCCGACTTTCTAAATATTCAGTTAAAGAAAATAGAATCAGAATATAGAGATATTATTTGCCCTGAGTGTAACGAATAAAAAAACGGGGCATTTCTATCGCTAGTCATGCCCCGTCTATCGAAACTTTAGACTAAGTCTAAAGGGGTCTAGTTATAAGTAGCAGTATGCGAGCTTAGCGTTTAACTCGAGATTAATTAAATGGGCCTTAATCGTGCTATCGTTTTTAAGACCAAGTCTATCTAATGCCGTTTTAAGAACTCTAACAGACTCCATATAAGTCTCTAGATAGAAGTTAATGCCTAGAGTCTCTTTAGAGTCTTTCTCTAAGCAGTCTAGAAGCTCGTTTTGATTTCCGCTAATAATGTCCTCGATCATCGTAGCGCATTGACCATTAGTTAAGTCATCTAGACGTAAATAAAAATTAGTTAAATCCATAATGTCCCCCTTTTTTATTTCGATAGTCTATTATAACGCGAAAAGTCATTTATTCCAACCCTCCTCCTCGCTAAGTAGCTAAAATCACGTACGCTCTATCCCTCTAGAATCATTAGGGATGTGGATTATTCTGAATAAGTCAAATAATTATTATTTAGAATAGAGAGCTTGCCCTCGATCTTAACTCGTAATAAATATAGCGAACCAACCAAGGATTACGAGTGAAAAGAATTCATTACGCTTCAGATAATAAATTAGAACCAGTCAACGTCTCTCAACAAAAAAACCAGACAGTTAAGAACTTCTCCCTTAAACCCCATGGTCTTTGGTACTCCATAAACGATGAATGGGAGCAATGGTGCAGGGATCAAGAATTTAGACTTAATGAGCTCAAGAATAAGTTTGAGCTTATCTTGCACGAGGACAAAATAATTACTCTGACAATGTCTCAGCTTTATGCATTCATCAAAAAGTATAAGGTCAAGGTTGATGATTCTGTCCCTCAGTGTCTTGCCAATAAAATGATCAATTGGGGCAAGGTCTCTGAAACATATAGCGGTATTGAGATCATAGGTTTTGACCATAGCGCTACACTTATGGTGCCAGAGCTTGATGCTTTTTATGGTTGGGATGTCTCCTCAGGGTGTATATGGAACACTGACGCTATAAAAGAAATTAGACAGATTAAAGATATAAACGCAGAATTAATTCCTGATATGCATACCCCGACATAAAGAAGGTTTAATGAATCAAATTCAAATTGATGCTCTAAACAAGTACCTAGAAGAAGAGGAGAGTTTGTTTCTTCGCTATATAGAAGAGTCAAGAGATCGCTTTGAGCGCTTTATGATGCTTAGATTTGACCTTAACCAGCGAAACTTTCACCAAGTCACTGAGAATGTTTCACAAGAGTGGTTTGAATCCCGAATGAAGGCGAACTTTTATCTGAAGAACAATTCTTTTTTAGAGGATCATTCCTTGTTTCAAAAACAAGTGTACGAAGAGATTCATGAGCACTTAGGTAAAGAAATGATAGGCAAGACACAAAAGACCGAGAATGTTTATACCAGTGAATTTATAGAGGAGTGAGTTGTGAAGATAGATAATAAGAAGCATAGAGAGTCGGTAAAGCTTACGGCCAAGGTTTTGTATGCATGTATAGAGAGGGTTATTTTTGAAAACGAAAAACTAAAAGAGTTTTACGATGACGATAAATCCTCTATTGGATACGAGTTTTATACCTATGACTTCAAGTCCACTGGTGAACATCATGTTTGTCGATTTATTGTCACTGTTCCTACAAGGATGCTTGAGCAAAAAGAAGTAGAAATCAAAAACCATGACGCTAAGGTTAATGTTTATGACTGGTACGCCAAAGACGGTCTCTTCAGCTCACATTTTGAGATTCTTGTAACCAAATTCATTAACGAAGAGTATCAAGAGCAGGAGAAAATAGACGCTTTCAAAGAAAGAATGATGGAAGAGATAAAAAAACAGCTCAACTACATCATGGGCAACTACCACACCCAGCTTGGCCGTATGGAAAACATGATCAAGCAGTCCCAAAAACATCTTGCTGATGTCGAGAGAAAGCTTGATAGCGATGGATAACATTGCTCTTCTTCCCTTTTACTATGGAGAGGACTGCAATACTTACGTGATGCTTAGATGCGAAAAAATGACCACTATCGAAGAGGATATAAGTGTCCATAACTCACGACACAATATATCCGAGCTATCTCCAATTATGTTGGGTCAACTTCCTTTACCAGACTTTGCTTTTCCTAGTCTTGTTACGGGAAAAATGCATAAGAATGAGCTTCCCACTGTCTGCGCCTTGAGGGAGTTTGATGAAGAGACAAAGGGGGCAATAGAGTTTAAGGATCATTTTGATCTGACTGACTTTTTGCCACATGGATTTGTCTACAGAACTAAACTCTCCCCGTATAAGACCTATCTTTACTCTCTCAATATGACCTCGTTGATGCCAGAAGAGTACAGATACGGAGTTGGGACATCAGATTCCGACTTTCTTATTTGCGACGACGGTCAATTGATCAAGTTTTATGAATGGAAAGATTGCCTAGAGCTTCCTACTGCCCCTTTAGTGGAAACAATTATTGAAAGAAGGCGTAGGATGTTTGCCTGGTGTCAGGTTAAAGATTTTAAGGTCCATCTTTCTGAATGTAGGGTATTTCAATGACAGATGATGAAGCTATACGAAAATATGTGGCAGAAAACGCTAAGAACATTGTTGCTGAGTATTGTTTCAATCGATTAGATGAACGGGTCTATCAGGTTATTATGGACCGGCAAGATCCCTTGGGTCTTGCTGAGCTTAAAAAGTTTGAGCGCTATTGTAATAGAGCTATTGACCTGGGTCTTACTTATGAAGACTATCTAAACGATAATGACCGTGCTCAGGCGATATGGAATAAGGTAGAGCAAGAGGAAAACATAAGGGAGTGGTTCGGGTGAAATATTGAACTAAAACCCGCCCGAGTAAAGCACCTCACCCTTGTAGTTAATAAACGTATAAGTCATTTCTTTAAGATCTAAGGAAACAAAACCTAATTCAGATACTCCCCACTCAGGATTCTTCTTAAGTGGACGAAGCTTTGCCCCTGCACCAGAAATAAGCTGACGTGTCCCTCTGACTATCCCCTCATCACTTAACTGGTGATCATGCCCTGCTATATAGAGATCAGCTTTTCCCATAAACCCGTAGCGCATTAGAAGCTTGCGTGCAGGATTAGCATCACCATGAGACCCTGAGGACTTATAGGGGTGATGTCCGAAGACAATCTTTTTTCGACAACCCTTGTTTTTTTTAAGCTCAGATCTGAGCCATTTATACATCTTGATCTTGTACCAATTGGTGTCAATCGCAAAAAAGCACGTGTCGCCAATGACAAACTTGTACCAATAGTGGGGAAAATGAATTTGAGGATAACTCTCCCCTATGGTTAACCACACCTCTTGCTTGCCGTAATAGTCATGATTGCCTAGAGCAGGATAAAAGGTCGCTTTCTTAAAGAGAGTTTTATAAGGATCCAAAAACTTCAGCTTAAAGTCTTTGTCATTCATGGAGATTAGTCCACTGGGATAAATAACATCTCCAGCAATTAAGATATCCGTACACCCATGATTGTGCATGGCATCTGCTACCTTATCCTGTTCTTTTGTCCCCATTCCTGTATCTCCCACCACACAAACCTTCTTCTCTCTTTGCATAGTATGACCGGACCATTCTCCATTAGCTGAGCAAGAGCTTACGAAAAGAAATGAGAGAATGAGAAATAAGGTTTTCATGGTGTTCCTCCAAGAACATATTTTTGCCATTTTAGAACACATTTTGTTAAATCGTCGAATACCATTAATAGAGGGGCATAAATGAAGTTTCACGGTATCTACGATAAGCTAATTCCCATAGAAGATCTCAAACCAAACCCAAACAATAACAATATGCACTCAAATGATCAGATAAAACGCTTGGTAAAGATCATTAAGTACAATGGCTGGAGATCACCCATAATCGTATCTAATAGATCAGGATATATTGTTAAAGGACATGCACGATACGAAGCAGCAAAAAAGCTCAAGCTCAAAGAGGTTCCTGTTATCTATCATGACTATGACTCAGATGAAAAAGAGTATGCTGATATGACAGCAGATAATGAAATAGCAAGATGGTCAGATCTCGACATGGATGCTGTTATTAACAAACTAGGAGATATGCCAGACTTTGATACAGAGGTCTTAGGTATTAAAAAGTTTGTTGTAGAAGATCCTGAGAAAGAAACATCAGTTAAAGATATCCTAGATGAAGAACAATACCTAATCCTTATTGAATGTTCAGACGAACTGGAGCAACAGGATCTATTTCAAGAGTTCCAGACAAGGGAAATTAAATGCAAACTTATGTCGTAGACCTCAAATCTGATCCAGTCATCAACTTTAGGACACAAAAAGCTGCCGATGCACTAGACATAGATATTGAGAAAAAACTTAAGCATCACTTAGAAGTAAAGGCAGATGTCACTACACCATTTAATATTGGTCTTATTGTTGGCGCCTCAGGCTCAGGAAAGACAACCCTTGCAAGAGAAATCTGGGGTGAGGAGAGTTTAAGAAGCAGATTAGATAAGTCTAAACCTGTCATCAATCAATTGCCCGAAAACATGCCCTATAACGACTGTGCAAAGGCATTGTCTGGTATAGGCCTAACTTCTGTTCCATGCTGGATTAGACCCGCTGGGACACTTTCAAACGGTCAACAAGCAAGAGCAGAGGCCGTTCTTGCTATGATTGAAAACGATGAGGTGTCTGTTATTGATGAGTGGACATCTGTTGTGGATCGGACGGTGGCAAAAGTCATGAGTCATTCCATTCAAAAATATGCAAGAAAGACCGATAAGTGCATTGTACTTATCGCATGCCATTACGACGTAATCGAATGGCTAAAACCCGACTGGATCATTGATTGTAATAAACAAGAGTACCTCGAACATCGGAGGTCGGTTTGGCAACGCTCAGAAAAGCTCGAGTTCACAATTAAAGAAGTCGATAAATCAACATGGAAATACTTTAGCAAGTATCATTATCTGAGTGAGTCAGTATCGAGAGGGAAATCTCATTTTTTTGGTTTGTTTAAGGATGATGAGCAAGTCGGCTTTGGGGCATTTACAAATTATGTCCCCAAAAGACCAACAGATAAAACATTTAAAATGCACTCAAACCGGGTTGTAATACATCCGGACTACATAGGCTTTGGTTTAGGTAATCTTCTCGTGGAAAAAACGGCCGAATATCTCATTGATAAATATGGCTATGAGATTATGGCAAAGTTTTCATCGGTGCCTATGTATTTATCAAGAATTAAAAACCCTAAATGGAAGCTTATTGCAGTCGATAGAAAGATGAAAAAAGCGATTGTATACGGAAGACTAAATAAGGGTTCCAGGTCTAAAGTAAAAACGTTTACCTTTAAATATATCGGAAAATCAATCTAAATAGCTAATATTACGTGTGCATATCCCTTTTATACCGTTGCGTTATAGAGTATAATGCAGAAAAAGGATTGGAATATGAACGTGCGAAATACAGTTAAACTTGGATTAAAGAAGATTTATTTTGACCAGATTCTTAGTGGAGAGAAGAAAGTCGAGTATCGTAAATTTTCTAATTATTATTTAAAAGCTCTTGTTCACGGTAATCTTAAGTTCATTATATTTTATAACCGCTACTACAAAGACCTTAAAATGTCCGCAATGATTGAAAAAATCGAGGTCGTTCCTAATCATTACCCACCCGAAAAGTATCCCGAGCACTTAAACACACCCAAAGTTTTCGCTATACATCTTAAAGATGCCGAGAAATGTTACAATGGATGGACAAACTACTATACTTGGCTCTTTAACGTTCATCGTTCTAACGACGAAGCTTTGTTTAATCAGTACACTAGGCAAACATCTTTGGACGAAAAAAGGTTTATGGCGAAGAAGATTTTTGAACAAGAAGATGTTTCTAAGGAGAAAATAGATCTCATTAACTTTTGGGAGATCGATAGCAATCTCTAGGTACTACTTAGGAGGGGACAATTTGAAAACTAAACCAAAGTTAATTGACGAAGAAAAAGACCGTCAATTAAAGGCGATCCTGCGTCTAAAACCTACCATGGCGGACTGCGAAGCATTTTTAGGCGTTTCGCATGACACCATAGAGCGCCACATCAAAAACAATTATAACTGTACCTTTGCGGAATTTCGTGAGCAAAATATGGTGCACACACGCTTTTCGCTTATCAGAACGGCCATAAAAAAAGCAGAAAAAGGCGATAATGTGATGCTTATCTTCTGTCTTAAAAATCTTTGTGGCTGGAAAGACAAAGCAGATATCGATCAAAACATTAAAATGCCTAAAATCAAAATTGATGTTGATGACGAAAAGCTATGAGCGTATCTGTTGTCTTTAAAAAAACAGACAAACAAAAAGAGGCCGTAAAGCTACTCATCTCAAAAGCAAAAGATATTATGCTTTTTGGAGGGTCTCGTTCAGGTAAAACTTTTATTCTTGTTTATGCCATATTAGTACGTGCCTCTAAGGTAAAAAGCCGTCACTGCATTCTTAGGTTCAAATTCAACCATGCCAAGCGCTCTATATGGCTTGATACACTTCCAAAGGTCGTCACAACATGCTTTCCTCATCTGGGAATAACCGAGAAAAATTATAACAAATCAGACTATTTCCTTAAGCTTCCAAATGGTTCTGAAATTTGGGTAGGTGGATTAGATGATAAGGAAAGAGTAGAAAAGATCCTCGGAAACGAATACTCCACTATGTACTTCAACGAATCTTCTCAAATAAATAGTAGCTCTGTGGGTATTGCTAAGACGCGGTTAGCTGAAAAAAATACTCTGGCAAAAAAAGCATATTATGATTGCAATCCTCCGGTCAAAACACATTGGTCGTACTGGATGTTTATTAAAAAGCTTCAACCAGAGGACAATGAACCTTTAGCTAATCCAGAAAACTACGAATCTTTGCTTATGAACCCCACTGACAACCTTGAGAACATAGACGAGGACTATATAAATCTCCTCAAATCTATGTCGGAAAAAGACCAAGCACGATTCTTGCGAGGAGAGTTTAGTGATGCCGATGATGGAATTGCTTACTACTCATTTAGAAGAGACGACCACACCGCACCAGTGCAACGCCTTAATGGTGAGATTCTCATTGGTATGGACTTTAACGTTGATCCCATGACGGCAGTTTTTGGGCAAATACGAGACGATAAGCTCTATATCTTTAGTGAAGCATTTCTTCGCAACTCTGACACATACAAAATGAGAGATTATATCCTAAGAAACAATCTCCAAGGGCGAATAATTCCCGATTCAACCGGTAGAAATAGAAAAACATCCGGTCAATCGGATTTTCTTATTCTACAAGGGTCAGGAATGCGGGTTGAAAAGACCTATAACCCATTCGTTTCCGATAGAGTTAATAACGTGAATCGACTATTGCAAGACGGGCGTATTATAATAGATCCCAGTTGCAAGAAATTAATTAATGACTTGGAAAAAGTGAGCTGGAAAGATAACAAGCTAGATCAAAAGACAGATCCTCTCTTAACACACATCTCTGACTGTCTTGGTTATCTCGCTTGGTGGTATGAACCACTAGTTAAGATTCCAGAAACAAAAATCACAAGCTGGGCATAATGCTGGGGGGCATATGATCGAACTTAATACTGAAGTACTAGAAATGGTGGCAAAGGATATCAATGCCGTCCATAAAATCGAAGCACGCAAGGAAGAGTATAAGCGCTACCTCATGTACAACGGAAAAACCAAAGAGATTATAAGAGAGGCGCTTGATAAAGAATTTAATAAGCCAGAAACGGTTAATGAGCTTATTGGTCGTCTTGTTCCCATTAATATCGTTGAAAAAATCATTAACAAACTTGCTGGTGTTTATGTTGAGGCGCCTAATAGAACCGTTGAGGACGAATCTGAGACAGATACCGAGTTAATGAATGATTATGAGCATTATCTTGAGCTTAATCAGATAATGAAACAAGCAAACCGCCATCTTAAGCTCTTTAAAAGATTTCTCATAGAGATGTATATCGATGAAAACGGATGGCCGGGGCTTAGACTGTATCCAAGACATCGCTATGAGGTTTATGCCCATGACACCTACCGAAAAACAAGGCCTAATATTGTAGCGCTAATCAAGAAATGGGATGTTATTCCAGAAAATCAGATTATTGTTGTCTGGTCTGATATTGGACATAAAGTCATTAACGGACACGGACAAATTATTCCTGAGATTATGATTAAGATGGATAATGTCGATGGAATAAACCCGTATGGAGAGTTGCCCTTTATTTATCAAACCACATCCATTGACGAAGTTGATCCGATTCCCGACGACGATCTTCTCAAAGCAGCAATTGCGATTCCCGTGGTTTTAACTGACCTTTTATTTGCCGTGAAATATCAGGCATGGAGTATATTGTGGACTATTGGCCCTGTAGGGGATATTCCAGGTAACCCATCATCTGTTATTTCACTTCAGTATGGTCCGGGAGGAGAAAAGCCCGAGATTGGAACAGTCAAACCGGAAATTGATATTGTCGCTATCCTGCAACTTATTGCTAATATCATGTCTATGCTTCTTACTACCAAGAACCTGTCTGCAAAGACTATTGCAACAACTCAAAGCGTTGAGGATCTTATCTCGGGAATCTCTAAAGCTTTAGACAATGCTGAGTCAGTAGAAGACAAAGCAGATCAGCAGGCATATTTCTTTAAAGCTGAGAATGATCTATGGACGAAACTCTCCGAGTACATGATTCCCTATTGGAGGGAGACTAATCAACTCGTACCTGAATTAGACTCAGACTTTTCCGATGCTTTTAGTGTCAATATCTCCTTTCAAGAGCCTAAGATTCTCCTTAGTCAAAAGGAGAAGGTTGAAAACTCTAAACAAATGCTTGATGTGGGGCTTACGACGCTTAAAAGAGAGCTCAAAAAGCATTATCCTGACTATAACGACACCGCTATTGATGAGCTTTATGAAGAGATTCTTAGAGAAAAAGGAGAGTTTCTTGCTGTACAGACAGAGGTGGCAACACGTGGGATTGATATTGTAGAAGAGGAAGAAGCGGGCAATGGCATACAACCCCAAATATAAGATCAATATTCTGGATGTTTTTAAAAGAGCATACGCCTCAGAGGAGAGGGAGCTTAGGGATCGCCTAAGACCTCTTCTTATTAATGATGGGTTGAAGTTCTTTTATGCCAATCTGGTAAGAGATGAGATTATTAAAAGGACCACATCGGGAATAGATAAGAATAATAGGTCTATGGGGAACTATAAGTCAGATGGATATAAAGAAAGTTTGGAATTCAAGATTTATAAAGGCGGTAAGAGAAGGGTGGATCTTAAGCTTACGGGATCAATGCTTTCTGATATCGATAATAGAAACACCCGTTACACAATCACCTTTAACTTCGGAGACCAAGACAATAGAGACAAAGCACAAGGACACATAACCGGTCGGTACGGGAAGCATGGGAGAACTTCTCCTAGGGACTTCTTTGGTTTACCTGAAAAAGAAGAGGAAGATCTTTTGCGAACTGCTATTCAAACGCAAAGAGCGGCGGACCCAGAAGAACTAGATGCGTTATTTGAGAATCTTCTTGCTGCTAACGTATTAGCTACTACTGTAGGGGATGATGATGCCGGTTAATAAAGATCTTTTAGATCTTAGAAAGAGAACAGAGAGGCTTTTTAAGCAGGTTACATCGAGAAAGAACCTTAATATAATCGGTCAACTAACTGTGGATATTATCTATAAGCGAGTTAAAGCTGGAAAAGGTGTTGATGACGACACATTGGGATCTGCTGATAGAGCAACCAATAGATTTCCGGAACAGACAAAGCTTGATGACCTATCAGAAACTTATATTAATTTCAGAAAAAAGAATCGACCTAGAGGCAAGTTTGCAAGCGTTAGAAGAAGTAACTTAACATACACGGGGCAAATGCTAGAGGCATTGGGATTTCGGAGAGTTGGAACAGGGGTTGAGATTAATATTAAAGAGACGTTCCGATATGATACTGAACTCACCAATAGAATGGTGGCGGAATTTGCATCAGAAAAAAGACCTTTTCTTGCCCTAACTAAGAAGGAATTTAAGATTATTGAAGACAAAGTAAGGCAAATTATAGATCTTGAAATTAAACGAATATTTTTCTAGGGGGAGACAAATGGAAAATGAACCAAAAGTAGAATCAGCAGGATTTGGACCGTCAGTTAATGGTAACCCAGTTGATCTCGTCGCTGACGGTGCTGTCAATGTAGAAGCACCTAAGATTGAGAAAGTTGAACCAAACCATGAAAACGAACATCAAAAAAAGCTTTGGACGGAAAAGAACAATTGGAAGACTAAAGCACAGGATCTTGAGCGACAACTTACCGAGATTCGTGAACAGTCCATGAGAGAGAAAGAGGACTATAAGGGTCTTTATGAGAAAGAAAGAGAAGTCAGACTTCAATATGAAGAAGAGATTAAGACGACTAAGGACCGACAAGTTGACGATCTTAAAAGAGCATCTGTCCGCAAAGCTCTTAAGGAGATGGGTGCCAGAGAAGACTCTATTGACGGGTTGGTAAGACTGGCAGAAATGAAGTCTCTTAAGTATGACGATGAACACCGTATGGTTTTAGGCGTTGAGCACCAAGCGAAAGAAATCAAGTCGTTAATGCCTAGTGCTTTTGGTCCGCAAAAAGTGGGTGTTGATCATACTCCTGCACAGAATATTGCAAGTACGGGAGACTTTTCTACAGAGGCATGGAAAGCGTTGACACCCGCACAGAGACGGGACCCTGAGATCAAAAAAGCGTTTTATGCTGCTCGTGGTGTAACACTTCGACCTTAGTGTTTTCAATAAGAAATATTTAGTGCACAATAAAAGGGACTTGTTACCAGTGGAATGAGTCCCTGACATGCTGTGCTGTCATGATACTAAAAAATAATACAAATTTAGAGGGGAATTATTATGGCCGTTTCAGGTGTAGTTCAGCTCGACAATCTCATTCCAGAGATGTGGGCAAGTGAATTTTATGATGAATTAAGAAGTGATAACTCAATGCTATCACTATTTTTTGAAAGACGTTATTCAGGCGTTATTGCAAGAATGGGTGATACTGTAAGAGTAAACCAAATTCAAAAGCCAAGTGGGGAAATACTCACTGACGATGCACAACAATTTGCATCAGAGGCAATGGCAACTGCTCAGTTTAATATTCAGGCAAACAAGAGAGCATCTGCTGCTTTTGAGTTTACTGATCTTGCTGATCTTCAGTCTCAATCTTTTCAACAAGAAGCTCAAACTGCTCTCGTTGACGCGATCCGTGAGCAAATGGAAAGTGATCTTTTAGCTGCTCTTTCTGCTGGACCTTCTGCTTCAGCACCTGATCACGATATCGCTCCAGCGGTTGCCTCTGATCTTGAAGCTGTTGATCTTGGAACAATGAGAACTCTTCTTTCTCAAGCTAAGGTTCCACTAAGAGGAAGAACTCTTTTTCTAGATCCTCAGTACTACGGAGATATCCTTGATTCTACTAAGGTGATGTCTCGTGACTTTGTTGCAGGAAACAACAGTGAAGAAGGTGTGTCAGACAGATTCATGGGCTTTACGATTATGGAGCACAATCTTTTTGGTGCAGACCTTGGTTTTGCTTGCCATCCTTCTGCTCTTCAAGTTGTTATGCAACAAGAAATCAGGCTTAAAATCTCTGATCTTCACCCGCAAAACAAGTACGGTTACTTAATGAGTGCCGACATGGTTTATGGCTACACGCTTGCTGATAATAAGCGTTATGTAAAGATCTCAGGATAATACATGATTAATGCTCGGCACTTGGTAGGAAACAATCTCGCGCTTTTGGAGCAACAACTGGGAGAGTTGTCTAAGTCTTATTCCATTGTGATTACACAGTGGAACAAAGTTGGAGGCAATTGGTATGTCCATTATCTCATCCAGGCAATTGCAGACGATAAGCTGGAGAAAGGGACTTTACAAAGTGCCGAGAAAACGAAGACAGTAAAGAAAGTAAGAAAGAAAAAAGTTTCAAATTAAAGAGGTAAAATATGGGCGCTAAAGGCTTTAAACCTGACTTAAGAGTCATTAAATTTTCTTGGGATGCTGCAGATGCTGGAGCTATTGGAACACATGCTCTTGGTAACCTTCCCGATGATTTTATTGTAACAAGAGTTGTAGCTCACTGTGTAGTTGCACCAGTTGGTGGTGGAACAATTGTTTTAGGTGAAGATGCTACAGGTGACGATGACGGATATTTCACTGATATGGATGCTTTTGCTGCTGGATCTGTTGCCAACGGAACTGGTGCTTTAGTTGCTTCAGTTGCTCCACACTTAGTTGATGCTGCTGAAGACGGAGTTCAAATCACTATTGCCACTGCTTTGTACAGTGCTGGTGAGATTGATTTCTATTTTGAGGGTTATCAGGCCTAATTTCTCCAGCGTCTCCTTGGAGAAAATATGTGAGCGCAGGGGTTCTTCCAAACCTTTCCCCTGTGCTCGCTTAAACGAGGTTTGAATGGTCGCACGTTCAGGTAATCCAATAACCGATAACACTCAATCGTTTGTTAATGACGATCAGGGACATGTCGCAAGAAACGTCCAAATTGGTGGGGGTAATGTCACACCTGGTGGGGTGAGAAATGCCATTAGAAACTCTGTGATTCAAATTACTGATTCTGCAACTGCGATTCCGATTACTGCACTCAGTCCTCGAAACTCTTACACATTACACAATAAATCTGATGAAGATACTATTTATATCGGAAACTCTGATGTCACGGCCGATACGGTTGTTGGGTCAAATACATCCGGTTATGAACTAGACCCAGGCTCACGACTAAATGTTGATATTGCCGAAACGGTAACTTTGTATGGCCGTTGTGAGAGTGGAAAAAGCGCCATACTGAAAGTGATGGAGCTTGGCTAATGGCAAACGCTAATCAATTTACCACGAAGTTTGAGACTGTTTCGGGGGCAACGACCCCTAATAACTCAATTACTACTTCACCCGGTACAGCAAACACAGAATTTACGCTGTCGTTAACCGGAAACGTTAAGCAAGTCTTTTTACGATGCCAAGAACAATCAAATTTACAAATAGCTTTTACAGCGAGTCAATCAGGGACGAATTATTGGACCATTAGAAAAGGGTCTGCGTTAATTCTGGATAATCTCAACGTAAACTCTCCCAACATTTATGTTCAAGCTGATCAGGCATCGGTTAATATAGAATTAATGTATTGGACATAACCAAGAGGGGGGAATTATGTCAGGGATTTCTTTAGACGAATTACAATTTGACCCAAGTGATATTTCAGGATCGCAGAGAGTTGGTAGTTACCTTATTTCTGCTGGTGGAACACTTATTACTGATACTGCAGGAGCGTTAGACGTTAATGTTGGTAACACGGTAACAGTTTCAGCTACAGATCTTGATATTAGAAGCTTAACCAATGCTACGGATTATGTGGGTATTGGAGATGAGTCTAATCTAGTTGATCTTGAAATTTCAGATGCTGCTTTTGCTGCTGGATACGGTTTTAGTATCTACGGTGTAAGACAAGACGCTGGTGGATCACCAGTATCAGCTGATGGAGACGCACATCCGCTTGTTTTCAACGACGACGGAGAGTTAAAGGTTGCCGCTGATTTAACATCTTCAGTGGGTGACGATGATGCCGATTCTGGTAACCCAATTAAGGTTGGTCAACGTGGTGTCACGACTGCTTCAGCGATTGGCGCACTTTCAGCATCAAATGATAGAGCGGATTTACTATCTGACCTTTATAGAAGACTCATGGTCAGAGATAGTCATGATGTTGCCTGGCAATTAAGTGCTTACACTCCTGCCGCTACAGCAGCTGAATTAGTGGGAACACCTCTCGGAGGAAGAAAGAGAGTTCTAGTGCAAAACCTAGACAACCAGCCAATTTACGTAGGTTCTGCGAACACTGTTACCGTTTCTGGTGCAACGGGTGGTCACAAGATACCTAAAAATGCTTCTGCAGAGTTCTTGCTGGGTGAAGCATTAGATATCTATATGATTGCAGGGGGAGCAGGATCAGCGAACTCAGTTGTTGTTTCAGAATATGCTTAATACTTGGGGGCATTGCCCCCTTTAACTTTGGAGACCGTAGTGAAATATAAAGAAGAGAAAGCGTCCCTTGCTAATGCCATTGTTTTTTTAAACAAGGGTGAATTTAAAATGGCGAGGAGTCAGTTTCAGATTCTAGAAAAAACCATTACGGATCTCGATAAGATTAAAGTGATCCTAGGAAATATTGAAGAAGAAGAACTTAAGGATCAGGTAGAATCGGAGGATTGGGCGCAGCATGGGAATCTATGAGTCAAATAGCACCACAGATGAGGACAATCTTGTTGCCGTCATTAAAGATGAGTCGACTTCGCAATTTATTAAGATTGACTCAAACAGACGTACATATGTCGATTCCCTTATTACGACACAATCAATCGATTCAAATTGGCTTCTTGCAGTCGCAAGAGGCAATGTTACGGGAATAATTTTTTATCGAAAGTTCGGTCGAAATGATGACTTTGATTCCGGAACGATGGAAGACGTTGTTTCTTTCGGGGGAACATATTCTTTTCCATCGAGTGCAGCTTCAACACAAATCAACTCAAGCAGCAATAGTGACAAAAGTGCAGGAACAGGTGCAAGGACTGTTACAGTTGAAGGACTTGATTCAAATTATGACGAGATTAGCGAAGTTGTAACAATGAACGGAACAACAAACGTTACGCTTACAAACAGTTATCTAAGAGTGAATAGAGCATCTGTCACAACTGCGGGCAGTGGCGAAATTAACCAAGGCGATATTCAGATATTTCAAGGCGGAAATACACTTGCAGAAATTCCAGAAGATCTTGGGCAAACCCAGCAAGCGGTTTACACCGTCCCTGCCGGTAAAACATTGTACATTCAGCGGTGGCGATGCGAAGCGGTTCGTGGTTCAGGTGGGGGATCGGGAAACAGGGAAATAGAAGTTTATTTTAAATTCAGACCACAGGGCGGAGCGTTTCGCACGATAGATATTGTCGGTATAGATTCAAACGGGGGTCCGTTTTCAAGCGGTGATAATTGGATCACAAGCTTTCCTGAAAAATCAGATATAAAAATCAGCGCTATAGCAGAATCTAATAACACAAGAGTCACGGCCGCATATGAGGGGTATTTGATCAATGATTGAAGTAAAGTGGACTGACTTAAAGACTGCAGTAAACACACGCGGACTTGTAAGCACGATGCAGTATATTGAACTTCCGGGCGCTTATCTGGTATATGCGGCCGACGATTGGTTTCATATGTATTGCGACATCAACAAAGCAGCAACGGCACCGGCCGGATCAGATCAAGAGGACTTTGAAGACAATTTCA